TTATTGGTAGTGATGTTTTCCAGCTCTCCACAGATAAAAAACTTTACCTGCTCCGGCATCAGGATCATTGATATAAGCTTTGGCAAATTTAACATACTGAGCAACATCTTCTCCCCATAGGTGAGAATAATCGCTATGCAGCATATTCATTAAATAATACCAGTCGTACTTATTGGCATGTACACCGTTCTGATCCATGACTTTGGTGGTCTCTTCTAATGTCCAATGCTGGCCACTTGTCCCATCGACGTTTTTCATTTCAGAGGCTGCCTTTTTGGCCAGGTGTTCGTCAAAGTGCGGACCATAAGCTATACAATGAATTTTCATCATTATAGCTTCGTAATCTTCCTCATCGATGGCTTTGATTTTTTCTAATGCACAGCAAACAATATCGTCAACCTGTTCTTCTTTTAATTGGTCACCGTCAATATGCTCTGCATAATGATCGTACTTATGCATTATCTTCACCGTCCTTCTTTTTAGGTTTTTCCGAAAGATTTTCAAGCACTTTCTTTGCAACCTTTTTAGCTATTTCCTGACCTTCTCTGCTTGAAAGAAATGCAATGGTAAAGCCAATCAATAAGTTTCCCATTGACTTCACCTCATTTCTTTACAGTAATGGATGAAGCGGAAGCTGTAGGCGGTGTAATTTGTGGCCATACAAAAGCTGTGCAGCAAAGATTGTTACTGCGTACTACCGCCAAAGCCGGTTCTGTCATGACACGCACATTATAAATTTTTCTGCTGCGGATTTGATCTGCTCTTACTCCGTCACCACAACGGTTAATCATTTGAATTACTGTACCGCCTGTACCATTTAAAATAACTACCGGCAATGTATCAGCACCTGCAGGGATTGCCTGGGCAATTAACAAACAAATCTTTTCATTATTATTTATTGTCATCGCCGGAATTGTAATTTGCAATTCATTAGCAGCAACGGTCACTTCAGTACTGGCAACTAAATTCGGACATACTTTACATCCATTATTTCCACACATATTATCATCTCCTATAAAAAATAGGGCGGATTTCTCCGCCCTGTATCACGTCTTACGACGGAGCCTTACTTTTAAAACCCTTTAAACCATGTTGCAACCGCCGTTCAGGCTATTAATGCCCAAACCATTGATAATGCCGGCATTCGGGCAAACTGCGCCGATACCAGTAACATCCGGTTTCGGAAGCATACGGCAAGAAATAGAAGCCAGTTGAGCTTCTACAGCGTTGAATTTAGCATCACTGTATACGCGGTTTTCCAGAACGACATTTTTCGTACGTTCCTGAGCAAGTTGATCACGCAGGTTTTGATACTCATAAAAGTCAATCTTTGTTCCGAGTGCAGAGAGGCCGGTCATAGTTTGTTCCTGAGTTTGACGCGCTGTAGTTTCAATTAGGTATTGAGTACGTGCGCTGTCAATGATCCCCTGTTTTTCTACCTGGCAATTAGATACAGCATTGCAACCATATGCAGGAGCAGCACCGTTATTATTCCAACCACCACGATTGCCTAAAAAAGCAGCAAACAGGATAATCAAGAAGATAGCAATCCCCCAAGTGTTAAAACCGCCATAATATTTTTCGTCCATCTGCAAACAACTCCTTTCTTGATATTTTATTTATCACATCAGCGTTTAAGCTGTTGTAACCCTGCACGTAACCTTGCTAAATTATCATTTGGCTGTTGCCCTTGATTAATATCAGGCTGAACAGTTCCGCCGGATCCCTGTAAATCACCGACTATATTTTTTACTTTGTTAAGATCTACACCAGCAGCCTTAGCAATAAATCCAGCCATAGGATTATTTAAATATCCATTGACCTTAGTAACAATGTCTGAACTAACACCATTCTTAGCCAAAGCGTTTAGCGCATCACCCTTACTATTGACCTTGTTCGCTACATTCATCGCCGTCGCCCATGCTTCCGCAAGGCGGTTCGTGTCCTGCTGGTTTAGTCTCAGCATTTGTGCTACAGCTTGTGGATTGATCATTTTTAAGCACCTCGATTTCACGCTTCATATTCTGCATTTCTTTCAACATATCTGCCATAAGCTGGGTCTGTTCCTGCTGTATCTCTTCCGACGTTTTCGGTGGAGTGATTACTTTAAGTTCAACAAGCTTGTTATAATATTCATTACTGATTTTTTCTAACTCATCATACGCACTTTGAGTAACTCCGATCCTCTGCCGGTTTCCGTAAAAATCAACCTGAATAATATTTGTTCCATCTACAATGCAAGTCATCGTTTGTGGATATGTAGTAAGTACAGAACTGCTTGTAATTCCTAAATTCATATTGCCACTCATAGTCTTGCCTCCGTTCATTTATCTTAACTATATTATCCGTTAAATCGGCCCTTATAATCCCTCAACATTCCCTCATAATTCCCTAAAATAAAAAAGACGCTTAACAAAATTGTTAAGCGTCATAATTGTATGATATAGTGTTGAAATACTTAAAAATGAACAGCCTCATTCGAGGCGATTCATTTTTATTCGTTACGTTCTCTTTTGGATCTGCGTCGGAACAAATCCTCGGTTCTCGGCGTCATATCCCCGTACAGAATATCCCAAGCATTAAAGAACCATTTGCTAAGCTGATTCGGCAAACCTTTATAGAGAAGAGCTAAATTAACAACTGGCTCAACAAGCTCTTCGTTTTCTTTTTCTCCTCTAACCACTTTACCAATAGTCGAAGTAGAAGTAAATACTGTATTCAACGAAGACTCAATTGGAGAGATACGATATGGGAAAGTCTGCATATCAAACATTCTCCTTACTCCAAAATTTACTCCCTGCCCTATTGGCCCACCTAATGTAAACGGATAAGAAAACAGCTCTGACAAGAAATCATTGTAGTCGTCATCGTCATCATCAACGAATGGATTTTCTCCAGCAAGAAGAAGTGAAAATAGCGTAAATGCAATCCATTTTCCACAAACAAAACTAGTTATTTCTTTCGCCATCTTTTTATATTCCTTGTCTGAAAAGTTTAGTTCTTGACGTTTAAATGTAACATACCATTGGTTGAATTGTGTATTAAAAAATGTTTGAAACATGAAAAATATTTTTGTGGCGCCTTTAGTTCTTACCATAGAAGAAACATCTGTCGCTCTTGTGGAACCCATTGTTTTTCTAATTATGCTATCTGCATAGTCTATGGCTTCCTGTTGAGTTTTTCCTCTATTCATCTGCCGCGTATATGCGCCGTACCATATTGGCATTGCTGTCAAACCATCTGTAAATGCCATTGACATATTCGACCATTCCAATACTTTTTTTGTCATGCCATCCAATTTATTGTTTTCCATCAGCTCCCTTGTTGTAAAATCAGTGCCTTTGAATCTTTCAGCCATCATTGGCGATAGTTCCTGTACAGTATTCCACATTTCTCTTGCTGCTCGTGGCGAGTTGCAGCCTAACATAATTCCATTAGTAATAAAGTCCTGTAACGCCTCTATATGTCCATATCCTTCAACAGTGTTACCATAAAGCGCTATATTAGCAAGATTCTGCGTATTTATCTTAAGGCTCATACCAATCATATAAGGAATAACCTTACCACGCAGTTTATCTGCTACATCTCCTATAAATGATTCAGCTGCCGAAGTATTATACATACCTTCAGGTCTAGCAGTCACATCTATTTGCTCTTTTAGCGCTTTAAAAGTTGCTGTACCAAGCTTAGCTCTCATAAGACCTGTTATATCTTTATCATTAAATATACGGTTAGCTCCCTGAATAACTTTTCTAAAATGTAAGTCATGGATGGACGCATTAATCTCTCTTATCCCTGCATCCAATGTAAGATCAACAGGGTATTTTGCTCCTACTGTTCTTGCTTTCATGCTTCCGGTATTAGTATGCATACCATATTTTAACTGAGGTTCATTTGTTTCAGTGAACGGCGTATTGCCTGCTGGAGTACTTCCTCCCCTTATATCTCTAACAAGCGGGAAATATCCTCCTCTAAATATCACAATATTACCGTCTGCAAGAACAAGTTCCCGAGGTGTCGCTTCCTGTTTTTTAGGAGTAAAGCCTTTAGTCTGTCGTTCGTTCTCTGCTTTTTCCGACCATTTATATTCTGCGATATTTATTAACTCTTGCGCCATAACTACATCATGGCTTGTTAAGTTATTGCTAAGAAATCTAAGAATGTTTTCTGCAGTAGTTTGCCTTGCAGCTTCATCAGATACAGTCTCAGACGCCCTTACCCATAATGGCGAATTTTCAAGCCCAATCGGTGGAGTATCACACAATCTCCTAAAGCTTTCCTGAGTCCCTGAATACACAAGCATTTTGACAAGATTCGTTCTGTCAATCTTTAATGGTTCACCATCTATATCTGTGCCTAATTCTGAATAACTTACCTTTGCATAGACATCCCCAACAGCTTCTTTCCAACGTTTAGACGCAGTTTCAAACTTATTTGCTAAATAAGCCAAATCAACGCTTTCAAGGTCAAGCTTATGCTTTAGCGGAAGATAAAGCATATTGTAAAAGAATCCTTGCTTCCCTTTGTCGAGAATTTCATATATGCTGTCGGATGTTAACCCTTGAGCTATTCCTTTTTCGATCAGGTTTACTTTTGCATTTTCTCCTGGAACAAGCTTTTCAGCTGTTTTCAGTTTTTGAAGGTGCAATAACGTTTCTTCCTTGAATTCATTAAAATCCTTTTTAGTTTCTAATAGGTCTGCGCCTTTTTCCTGTTTTGCCAGAGCCCGGATATTTTTTATAGCGTCAACCACATCAAAGTATTGATTGCGCGTTAGTGCAGTAGGATTAGAAATGTCAACAGTTTCATCGAATAGCCACTCAGCAATATCAGCGTTTCCTAAAAACTTATTCATAGCATTAACGTATTGTTCAAGCGTCATTTTTTTATTAGCCGGATTGTATCCTTTTAACTTTATACCCATTCTTGCAAACAATGCTCCTGCTTGAGACAGATGGTCATCATTAACCCAAGTTTCTTTTTTTGCGTTCTTCGCCCTTTTTAAAGCTCTTCCCGCCTTATCTACAGCAAGTCTAGTTTTCATACTTTCCATAACCAGAGCATGGTTTAATGCCTGTAACCGTTTCTGAGTTAAGGCTGTTCCCATATCTCCATCTCTTACAGCAACAGCAGCTTTAGCTGCGGCGTTACGTTCTGCAACAATAAATTTTTGCACTCTTACTGCATCTTTTATTGACATATTATCAATCATTTCAACGGCAGCATTCATAGCTTGTTGCCTACGTGCTTTAGCTAGTTTCATTTTAGTTTCTGTGCTACGCTGTTTGGCGAGAATGCCAGCCGCAGCATCTTCGATGATTTGCTGTTCAACCCCTAGAACCAATCCACTTTCATCACTATAGAAAGCTTCCTTAGTCGCAAGTTCAGCTGCCTGTCTTTCAAGCACTATGTCAGGATACTTCTCGTTAACAACTTTATCAACAGCATTTTTTATAGCCTGTGCTTCCGTAGGATTTGCAAGAACAGATTTTGCAAAGTCTTCTCCACTAGCATATTCATTTTGCTCTGCCACTGCAGAAAATAATAGCATATATTCTTGATCTTTATCGGTCAGTACTTCTTCGGGGTTCTTTGCTCTACCAATTAGCTCTTGATATTTTCGCGCAGCTGTAACAGCACTTTTTTCTCCTAATGTTTCGATCATTTGTCTTTCCGCTAAATAAAGTTTTTGACCTTGAACATTTTCTTTAATCGCAGGAGTAACTTTATCTCTGTATGCCTTTATTTCCGCACTGCGTTCTTTAGTGAAATTTTTAAGGCTCTCTTTCGTCAAGCTTTCAACAGCTTTGTCATAGGCATTTTCTATTGTTTTAGCAAGTTGTATTTTAGACGTCTCGGAAAGTTTATCTATAATAGTATCAGGAAGTTTCGCGAAATATCCGTCTAGCTTTTGTTGCCCTATGATAGCATCCTCACTTGCAAGCGCTCTGTCAAATACTGCTCTTACTTCCGGGGTAATCTCTTTTGCATATTCTTTATTAGAATCAACAAAATCTTTGATCGATTTATAAATACCAAGCAGCCACTTTTTCCAGTTTGCAAATATCCGTCGCAAGTCTTTACTTGGTGCAATACCCAACATAAAATACTGTTCCGCCCCCGTTGCCCAACGTTCATAAATTGCTGTTTTGCGGTCAAACTGCTCTTTGCTAAGATCACCATCATATTTATCAAGTTCAGCCCATTCTTCTTCACTGCTTTCTGCATATTCAAGGAGCGTCTGCCTATCTTTACGCATCTGTTCTGTTGCGGTAGGAAGTTTACTGCGCCTCATAATATTCACTGACAAATAGTGTCCCAACGTCTCGTGAATAACAGTACTAGCATCGGCACCTTCAAACAGGCTGATAATTGCTTTACCTTCTTCGTCCCAGGTGATAGAACCTTTAGTTTTCCCTTCGGCCTGGTAGTATCCCTGCATTTCTTCTCGTCTCTTGCGAAGTGCATTTTCATCTGGTATACTATTATTAAGAAGACTGTCAAGGTCGTTACCTCTGCTGGCGGAATCGCTGCCTGGAGACTGTAACCACTTGGCAGTCTTTTCTTTATTTATATATGACACTCTACCTTTTTTTAGATTGTGCTCTATAAACCAATCATAATCTGTACCGTTTTCTCCACCTTTCCCATAAGCACTGCTGACAGCATTCACCTGATAACGATTGCGTTCAACATCAAGTTCTAAAGGAACAATAATAGTAGACCCTTGTGCATCCTTTAAGTCTAATACAACAACCTTACGCCCAGCATACGAATCTAAAACCATCATCGGGTCAGCCATAGCACGTGGAACTTGTTTTAGCAGCTCCGGAGTCATGCCATCGGAATGGCCGTCAAAAATATGTTTGATCTTGCTTCCGTCGATAGTTACAGGCAAAATTTTACCGCCTGCAAGACCCAATGCAAGCGGTGTCGTCATAACATTATAAGTTTTAGTATCGTTTATTTTCCCTGCAGTATATTCATCTACGATGCCAGCAAAGTTTCTTTCATCCTCAATCAATTTTTCGTTAGCGCTTTTAGTTTGCATATATCGGCCCTTAGGCGTACTGACAAAACGCTTGAAGCTTACAGGGTTATCCCTGAAATACTGCATAGGGTCATCAGGATATTGAGTTCTTGCTGCACTTTCCAACAACACCATAGCCTGTAATGCTTCTTGATTTGTTGCCCCGCTCTGTCGAAGTTCGTTTACCTTTTCGGTTTTCCAATTTTCAAATTCATCTAAATTATATTTTACTTTCTGATATTCCTTCGCAATTTCTTTCTGCAGACGTTCATTATTCACAGAATACCCATCATCTTCAAATGTTACACTATCTTTGACGGCATTCATAAAATCTGCATTCTTTGCTACCATTGCTTCAAAGTTTCCTACGGAAATATCTATGGTCTGACCAGACTTTGCTGCTTGGATAATATCTTCTTGATCTAATCCAAGCGTTTCTGCGACATCATTAATATTTTGCGTTTGAGCATACTGATACAAAACTTCGCCATCCACCTGAACAAATTCGCCTTGCAAATTGGCATTCACTACAGACGCTGCATAAGAAGGATCAGCTCCGCTTTTTTTGATTCGCTCTGCACCTTCTTCAAGCATATTAAGCCGCTCTTTATGCATTTCTTTATCAACGTGTTTATTGATATTGTCAGTGAGAACTTTCACGCCGCCAAAACCAGCACCAAACACACCACCAATTAACCCAGAATAAATAGCATCTTTGGACATTTCAGGGAAGGCTTTAATTATTTTATCAGTAAGTTCTCCAATACTGGCATTTGGGTTTTTAGCTATAATATCGCTTACCCCTTCGGGGAACTCCTGCAATGCTTCTGTAAAACCTTCGTCTACTCCGCGTTTAATTATCTCAGTAATTTTTTGCATGTACCCTTTTCCGCCAGGAACTTTAGCAAGGACTTTTTCCATACCTGTTTTTTCTAATATGCCTTGAACTACAACATTTGTAATTAAAGGCAATTTCATATCTTCAAATTTTACACCTTCAGCATTTAACCGTTCATACTGACTACCAGCTATTTGTGATCCCATAAAGGCTGTAGCAGAAGTAGGTCCAGCAGCTATTGAAAGACCGACTTGAGCAACAACTTGAGGTGTATTTTCCAATAAATCAAGTCCAAACTGTCCAAGCGCAGTATCACCTTTAACAGGTGTTTTTGACAATAAAGGAGATTTTGCAACTTCTTCCAAAGACACATCTTTCTCTCTACCAGTACTGCCAAGTACATTTCCTGCAGTATATAACGCTCTGAATGCTAACGGCATATTAATTCCTAAGGTTTGTTCGTTTTGTGCTGTACTCTCATTGAATTTTTCGAGAGCAATTCCATAATTTGCAATATTGCGTACAGTTCCTTTAAAACCATTCCATAAAGAAGTCATTATTTTATGTTCTTTAGCATCTACATACTGTTGGTCAAGAAAATCAAAATTTCTTTGTTCTATAGATAGTTTTTTAGGTTCATGAAGGGCATTGTAACTTAAAGGATTATATCTTGATTCAAACTCAGACTGTAACATTCTCATTCTTTCGGCATCCATTTTTTCACCTCGTTATCATATATAACCTTGCTGCGTTCATAATTTCTGTTGTACCATTAGACAGTCTTACAGAATATAAATCATCTCCAATTTGGTTAACACTCTCTATACCACTACGTTTATAGTCAGCTAAACTTAATTCAACAAGTTCATCGCTATCGACCCAAGTGCCTCTAGCTTTCATATATCCTACAGGCCGCTTAGTTATAATGTCTTTACCTTTTTCAATCACTTGATATCTTGTCGGAACAGCTCCTGTTTTCTGACTTTCGCTAACAACCCATTCTTTCAGTTCCGGTAATGCTCCAATCCACGCAGCCTTTTGAGCACTATCATCTTTTATATCCCCCACAACTTGCCGCCTTATGTCATCATCCCAATCATATTTAAATATCCCTTCGCCTTTTAAATATTTATCATATGTTTTATTTGCCTCATAAATTTGATCTTCATTAAATCCTTGTACTTTACTAAAGTTAAGATATTCTTCACGTGAACGAAAAACATGATTTCCAAGCATATCATTTACTCTATCTACAGTTGTAGAAGAAGCTTTAGCACCACTGCTCTTTCCACCACTCTCATAAAAAAAATTAGCAGCAGTCTTTAGTTTATTACCAGTTTGAAAATCCAATCCTACCATAGATTTTATTTCTTTTAATGCATCTTCATATGAAATGCCTTGTTGGTACATCTCATATACTGTATTAACTGCATTATTGAACACTAAATCATTCTGTGCCTTGATGCGTCTCTTATTATCGGCCATCATAGTTTCAGCCATTTGTTTTATTCTGTCCATTCTTCTAGCACTCAGTCCACTTGCGCCGAGCCTGCTCTCGCCTTTGTAGTTTGTGAAGTCGAGATGGAAGTGCCCAGCTGTTGCATAGTCAGACGGATCATCGTACTCATTCAAAACTTTTAGCCCTGGGTAGGCACGTTCCAGCTCATCGGCCACTATGTTGCGGCTGGATTTATCCAATTCAGCTAACTTATCACTGGCAATATCGGCCCCTACACCTTCATAATGTGCGCTCCCCGGGGCATGGCCGCTGTAGTCATACCTTGTACTTGTTATATATACATCATCTATGTCATATTGATTAAGTATACCTGTTATGCCTTTTATACCCTGTACTGCGTTTTCCTGCATTCCTTCAAAGCTTACGCCGTCTTTAAATGTATACTTGCCTTCGGGTACAGTTCCTTTTGATTTGAAAAAATTGACAAGAAAGGCGTTCTGTTCCTCAGGATCCGTTATATTCCTTCTCACCAGCTCTTTAGCTGCATCACTATTTTCAACATATTCCTGTTCGCTATATAAAGCTGCTTTCAGCTTTGTGCGTACCTCTGGAGATATTTTGTCCCGGAAATAGCTGAGCCTATCTCTGGCAAGTTTATAGTTATCACGGTTCACTGCATCGTTGACCAATATAGCTGCATAACGGTTCGCCATCTCTGTTTCCACTTGTTTGTACTGTTCTTCCGGTAGATCTGGGAACATACTTCTATACAAGCCTTCCATTATCGGATAATTCTCAAGCAAGCTCTCGCCATCGATTACACCGTTTATCAAATTATCTGCAGACTGATCAAAGACATTTTGTTTATATTTTTGTGTTTCCTGTTCCTGAAATTTATAGAGCTGTACGCCGTCAGTAGCAAGGGTATTATCTGTTATACGTTTAAAGGCCTGTTCGCCCAATTTATAGCGGATACCAGATTTTGCATAAATACGTTCTGACAATACATTTGCGTCTTTTAAAAAGTCGTTTATCACACCGGCTGAATTACTACCCTGACGCTTTTGCATGTAGTCAACTTTCAGTTTGCCAAGTTCAAGATTAAATTCGTTCGTAGCCTTTGCCACACGCAGTGCTTCGTTTTGCTCCTGCTCTTTATTCAAAACATCCAGTCCTGCATTGAATGCTTTTCCGATAGTACCATACATATTAGCCGCTGCTCTGTTTCCGGCATCGTTATATTCTACACCTACACGTTGTCCACCAGCAGTAGGGTTCACAGAAGACTGGTTACTTCTTACTATTATTTTTGTCATCAGCCATACCTCCAAGTATTCTGTAAATGGAATTATACGCCTGCATCAAGTCACGTTCTACCGTCTGTACCGACGTATTTATTCTCATAGCAATCTGATAATTTTTAAGATCGTCTATAAATTTCAGTTCAATTATTTCTTGCTGTCTCGGGGTCAGCTTCGCCTCGTCTACGATCATGCGAAACTCTGCCTTACCGGAAGTCAGCAACCAGCTCTTTGTCCACGATCTGCAAGCTTCCATAATAATCACCTGCTCGCTGCTATTGTCCCAACTAATACCCCTCCGATAAATCCCCATAAAGCCTTCTGTTTTTGTTTCAATTCACTTTTGGATTGTTCTTTCTTTATTTGCTCGCTCAATATCTCTAAGGATTTGTTTTGCTCTGCTATTGTTTTTTTGGAGTTCGACAATGATTCCTGCGCACTCGTTAGCTCGCTCCTTATCTTCTGATAAGATAAACGCTGCTCTTCGATTAGCTTCTTCAGCTCGTTCGAGTTCATCTGCTGCAGTTCCAACGTGTTCGACAGCTCGGTCAATAGAAATTCCTGTCTGTCGATTATCGTCTGCAATTCGCTGAACTGTTCCCTGGACATCGTTATTGTTTCCGGAAGTTCCTCCGCAAAACAATTTAAAGAAAATGATAAGCACAGCAATAAGGGCAAAGCTAATAATAAGATACTTGCTATACCTGATTTGTTTTTCTTCATTCACTTTCTGCCCTTCTTTCAAATTAAATTCTATTTCATTACCATTAAGATAGTTCTATTTTCAATATAATCAACCTGTGCGCCGTTTTCTATACTCCCACTTAGATTTCCTAGTGTTTCAGAGATAAAACAACACACAGGCTAATTCTGTGGCTGGTTTTTGCCTTACAGATTGTAATAAGTAATGCACCCTACCAAAATCGCAAGAGCAATCCCAGCCCAAATCAAAATACGCTGTTTTTCCATATTAGTCACCTCCTTATACAATCTTTACCAATTATGATGCCACCAGATAGCCTTGCCACGAATAACATCACCGCCTGGTTTCAGTTCTCCGTCGCCTGGCACATCTGGTAATTTCCACAAGTCCCAGCGTTCAAAAGTAGTTGCCGGACCGTAGTCGTCTAAGTCTGCAGCTTCTGCATGTGTCATTACGGTATCGGCATTAATGTCCAATCCTAGTTCCTCACACAGTACAGCTACAACTTTCGCCATACTATCTATCTGTAACTCTGTCGGTGGCACGTTGCCAAAGTCGATACTACCATCAGCATAGGCTACAGCATCTACACAGCACGCTAAAGCAATCCCAATAGCTCTAGAATTGCGCCGCCATGTATGAGCCTTATATTCAGTTAAATCATCTGTTGTCGCCATAACAGCGCCGTCGCTGTCAATGTTTAAGTGATAGTCACTGAAAAACTGGTGATAATTACCAGCTGACCAGTGTAGATATATCTTATCAATATTACCTTTAGCCCTTGCTGCTAACTGCCGCAGCTCATCTAAAGTGATTCTTTTTGTCACCATTATTCTCTGCCTCCTGTTCAAACTTGTCAGGGACACCGTCCCCGTCTTTATCTACTAAACTCGTAGCTATAAAGGTCACAAATGCAACCATAGCCGGGCCTGTGATCTCACGTATCAACGCCAGCAGGTCAGACATAACAATCTTATCCAACCACAACCACATATACATCCACGCAGCGTAATAGGTTAGAACCAGCAAAACGACTGCAATAAAATAGCCTACAATGACAGCCATTATTTTTGGCGACGGCGACATTGAGGCTACTTTATTTCTGGCACTCACTATTAAGTTTTTTATTTTCTCAAGCATAAATATCACTTATCCTTACACGAACAGTTATTACATTTGTTTTCAATCAGTAATAGCCGTTCACCAACTTCGTTAATCCTGTTATGTGCAGATTTTGCCTTCTGATCAATCTCAGCAAATTTTATCTTTAACTCTGTTGTACGTTCTTGCTCCCTATTAATAGTCTTAGCTAAAGCGTCAACAGTCTTTTGGAGGTTCTCTATCGCCGTAGACAAAGGATTTATGATCCAAATCTTAAATACAAAACCTACTATACCAAATAAAAAGCTAAAGATTGTTATTGAAGCCATTGCCATTTCAACCATCTTTGCACCGCCTAATCTAATATAATAGCGTCCAATTCCTCTTTGCTTAATGCTGCGGCTACCTCTGCCTGCTTACTCCAACCTTGTTGTTTGCAAGCGCCCACGTGGGACGATAAGTCAGCACACCATGTATATACCTGCGAAGCGTTAAGATACTGTATTGTTTTAACAGTTTCACCATCTTTATACCCCCGTACCGGACAGCCGTCAGGATATTCATTTTTAAAACGTTCAGTGCTTACGTTCAGCGCAATCCCCTGCATCGTAAGCTGCGTGTCCTTATCGCTATCATATCTTACTATCTCACCAGTGCATTCAGATATAAAACCGCCTGTGATTTTCCTTTCAGTCCAAGCGTCTACCTCTGACAGCTTGATAGCTTTAAGTTCTTCCAATGTAGGCTCAGGCGATGTATATTCACTATAAGTACCGTCAGCGTTGCGTATATATTCTTTACCGTCCACATTGCCGATCAATAATTGATAATCTTCCTCTGTAATTAATACAAACCCTTTTTCAAGCAGTTCTGTAACTTGTTCCTGTGTTTTTTCTTCGGCGACGTAAGTGTCACTGCGTCTGCCATTTTCGTCAAATTTTATTAAATAAGTCATACTTTTATTTCTCCTTATAGAAAATTCCACTGGATTTACCATCCAGTGGTGGGTAGGCAATACTGATGCTACATATAGAAGTATTAATTTCCCCAGAAGCTTTTCAACTTTGTATTATGCGAATGTTATAGCAACCAGCAACTGCGAAACATTTGTTACAAGTGTTAGTAATACCAGTATTAGTTTTACCCTATGTAATGGTTACAATGATGATCGCTGGAGTGGTTCACAGCCTTGTAGACTTTATGCTTGTGGCTTGACTTAACTTATACCAAACGCTACATATCTTTGTCCTTGTCCGGGCGACCCAATGGTAAAACCATTGTTAGAGATAGCTGTTACAGTTACTTGGTTCTTATATAATTGTTCACCTTTATTGTTATTAGTTTGCATTACAACCTGAAACGCTGTTGTAAAAGTACGGGGGAATGTAGTTTGATCGCCCCACTGGATGGTAAATCCAGTGGAATTTTCTCGCGCCCAACCTGCCGACCCTTCTGAAACAGTCCAACCGGAACCAATACTTGCATCACAAGCTGTTATAGTGCCAGCTTTTAAGTACACCGGCGTGGTGCTGTCACCTACAGTACTGTTACTCGCAGTTGCCGTACCAGCATTAAGATAAATTGCCCTTACGCCACTGCCTACCGTGCTGCTCCCGAGTTTTGTTGCTGTAGTTGCGGTAGTCGCATTAGCTACGTTGTTAATAGTAATAGTACTCGTTGTACCATCGTTCTTTGTTATAGTAATCGTTGCATTAGAATTACTCAGTCCTGACAGTGATGCGTTAATTGCAGCTCTTATTTTTTCAACTGTTACTATTCCTTCAAGTCCCATTTTTCCTCACCTCAAATCGTCAGAACAAAGCCGGCAAACTTCTCCGTACTTTGGATTATGATATTACTGCCACTTTCAACTACGTCTACCATAACACTCTCGTAGGTACTGCCATTAGTACGATACATACCAAGGAAGTGTTTTCCTGAAGCTGCCAAGGTAAATGGATAGTAGCCGTTTAATAATGTTCCCCAGTTGGCGCTACTTGCTGTAAATTCAGTTTTGGTTACTGTAGTAGCAGAAGTAGGCGGAGTATACCCTAATGCCGCCACAACATTAGCTTTAGTAATACTGATTGTCCCGCTGCTGTTAGTGATATTTGAACCAGTTTTTACGCCGCCTAGAACACTAGCAGATGCAGTAGGCAGTGTATATACAGTATCCGTAAATACAGCATTAGCCGGTACTGTTTTGTTAAGTTCATAAGTACAAGCTTTAGGAACACCACCATCAAAATATACAGGCTGTGTTGTACTGCCGGCAGAAGTTGTTAGTTTAGCGGCAGCAGCTGCAGTTTCGGTCTTACCGAGTTTACCGGTATCCAACGCTTCAAAATTAGCATTGATCTTAGCGTCTCTCTCTGCTAAAGTTCCGGTGACAATTTTTTCTACACTCATTCTAAGTAACCTCCATCTAATATTATTTTCCCTGTGAACGCTTTGCTCACATTTATAACAACGTTACCGTTATTATCTACTCCGGCATTAGCATAGTAAGGATAACTAACGCCATCAATTATTTGTGTTAAGCTGACAATGACCGGACTGTTTCCTGCCTGGTGTTCCTCAGCGGATATGGTTAGTACGAAATCACTGCCAACCTCTGCAAAATCTTCATCCGTAAAGTTTTTGACATAGACCTTATCACCAGTCTTTTTTGTCAGCGACGCCAGTATAACGATACCTGCAAACTTTTCAGGCACTTCGATAATCACATTTTCAGCGTCCATATAAACGCCGGTCAGTACCATTTCATACTGAGGCTTCTTGACTTCCTTGTAAACGCCTATAAGTCTGCTGTTACCCATTGCCACTGTCAGACGCCACATGCCGTTGTTTTCAGTCCATCTGTCATCTGTCGCAGTAAACTCTTTTGTTATAGTTCCGCTCTCAAAACGTAGTAAAATATCTTCTGCACGGTCAGCTGCATCTTCTGCTTTCTCTGCATCTTTCTTTGCTGATTCTGCACTTTCTGCTGCATTCTTCTCTGATTCCTTTGCTGCGTCAGCGCTCGCCTGCGCCTGCTCGATTACTTTCTCGGCATTTTCCTCAAACTTTTCAATTCTTTCAGTCGTTTCTTTTTCAAAGTTTTCAATTTCAGTAGTAACCTCAGATTCGAAGCGGTCAATCTCTTCATTTGTTTTTTTCTCAAAGTCTTCAACCTCTTCACGAAGTTCGCCGAAATCTGTTTTAACTTCCTGAATACACATCGTATTTCGATCTATCGCAGTCTCATATGCCTGTGTCAGCACCTGCGGCGGAAATACTGTTGGCTGTACTATATCCGTATTACGGTAAAAGTTTAAAACAGTACCTTCAGGTAAACTTGCGGACACAGTAACAATAAGGTTTTCTACAGTATAGTCCGTGCCATAATTCAAAAGTACTTCGCTGCCCTTGTCGTCTTCATAGCTGACCTTCACGTCATCTGCACTCTGATATTCAAATGGCAGAGAATATGAGGTATCAGGTTTAAACTCATAGCTTATTTTTGTTGCCGTAGTTGTTACGCTCACATTATCACCTCCTAAAAGCCCTGCCTTTTATTGTTATAAAATCCAAATGTCATCGACTTGCCACGACCTGCATTAGTCAAAGTATATGGATCAAGGCTAAAGTTATCAGAGCCTTTACTTGCTTTGCCTCCAAGTGAAGAGCTGTAAAGCCCCTGTGCGGTCGTCATAATCCCTCCCAGCAAGCTCATTTTCCTTGTCATCTTCGCCGCAGACCTATAATTCGCTGCCGCCGCCTGCGCATTATATATATTCTGCCGGTAGTTAAGGTCAACGTTTGCCAGGTTTTCATTTATCGTTCGAGAGTCTCTTTCAAAAGCATTTGCATTTGCTCGGCCAAATGCTGCGCCTAAACTGCTCCCGGATTCAAGACCACCTGCAGCAAGCGCTGCAGTATTCTGTCCCTGTATCAGGTTGTACCTCTGCCGAGCTTCCTGTTGCTGCCGAGCCGCTTGGTCAGCTGCCGTCTGCCTGTTACGTTCTGCTATAGCCGCATTCTGTTCCTGTATCTGTGCCTGAGCATCATAGCCTGCTGCCTGCTGCCTACCTGACATATAGGTCATCAGACCTGATCCTACCGCAAATAATGCCCCCATCACACACTCTCCTTCACATAAATATCAAAATCGCCAAGGTTCATTTTTAACTTGAACCCGAACGCTTTTGTCATGGTAAAGCTTTGTTCATAAAAATGCCAAGTCATAATATAAAGCCGACAGTATTTTTCAAGCCAGCCTTTTATCCTTTCTCTGCCAATGCTTACAAAGCTTTTTTTGCATTCAAACAGCTTGTCAGTACCTACTATATATGCTTGATATCTATAAGCGCCCATCGGTAACCTGTCTGTTAGCCCAAATATGGCGACTGGTTCTTTATCAATGTATACCACATTCATCTCACATGATTTTTCAATATGTAGTTGTACTGCCGCTTCAGTATCTTTGCCAAAAATCAACCTGTCATTCACACGGGCTTTGGCAAATATCCTGACCACATCTTCATACATATCTTCGCTATAAGGCTCTATCTTTATCATCTGATGTTCACATCCACATCCCGCGCTACGAACATTATTCTCAATGTATACGGTTCTTCGCTGAATATCGTCAGCTCATCTGCTCTCGCGCTGTTCTGGTCAAGTGTCACTGTCTGAGTTCCGCTTAACAGTTTAATACCGAAATTTTCGTCAAGCTGGCTTTTCCCTCCGTTATCCAATGTACTAATCAAAGGAACAGCTCTATCTTTACTTCTACTGTATGCATAACCGGAATAACTCAGATAATAACGGACTACAGTAGAATTCAAACACCGTGATTGATCTACTATGCTGCCTGTTTTTTGAATCGTTGTATGTGTCTCAGGAATAGTCATAGAAAACTCATACCCAAGCCCAACAATTATTTTAGAGTACACACCGCTTAATGGTGGCTCTATCTCTATCTTTCCATCATTGGCAACGACCTGTTCTTTAACGTTGAAAATATCACCGCTGGTCATTACCCATACAGTTTTACCGGCAAAACGTTCAATAACTATATTCGAGCCGTCGTTATTTTCAAATATCTCTGCATTGTCCAGCATACAATAATCGGCTGGATCTTCAGTATATTGGTCCAATTCCTGACGCTCTATATAGTAAGTACCGTCACGCTCTACAACGAAATAGATAACGTCTGTATCATCTTCCTTTATCGTCTCTACTGCAATATAATTTCCCTGCGTGCTAAACCTCGTCCAACCGAAAACTTTTTCCTGCAGCATATAAGTCAAGCAAAGCATAGAACCATCATCAAGGATGAGATAAATCAAACTATCCGGATATTTAGTATAGGTGTAATCAGCTATCTTTTTACCGTTCAGCAAATGATGAACCATCAAAGTCAGCTCTGTTCCATCATAACGATCCATAGCATAGTTATAAGAAAAATCCCTGATATATGCTTCGTTGCTCTGTATATACAGAACTCTATTATCCGCTACGAACGGAATATGAGCTTCACTGCTGCCCCAACCTGTTTGGGTATTGATACTGATCTGCGCCGGAGTTACCACGCTTGAGCCTGAAATAATGCGCTCATCTTCACCTGTGAAAATGCACAGATCTTGAAACGTAATCAGATTTTTTATTGCATAATCATTTCGGGCTATAACGCTTGTATTAATAGCGCTGTCATCGGTCAAAGTCCCATCTTCTATCTGTTCATCAAAATTAGTATAATCACTGCTTTTACTCAACCAAAGACCATTAGGTTTGCTGTCTGTATTGGCCAGCACCATACGATCCTGAAAAAATTCTATGCAGGAAGGATATTTCTTCGTTGAACTAAATTCAGACAATGCAAACTCGTCTATACTGTCCGAGTGAACGTATAAGCGTGCCTATCGCCTCTGTATCACTTGTTATCTCTGTAAGTTTGATTATCCCTTCTGCAGTATAGCTGAAGCTAGTAAGCGTTACAGTACATGTACCACTGGTAATCGCAAACTTCACTTTGAAATAATAAGCATCTTCGCGGTCAACAGAACCACTATCACTGGCGTTATAGTCATCGTTATTAGAGACATATGTCGCATAATCAATATATTCGACATTATCTTTAGATCGCATAAGCGTTACAGTGCCGCTCCATATACCAGAAGTCCGCAAGCTCCAACTGTCACCAACAAACAAAGCTGATCCGGTTCCTTCACCACCGGAAGAATTGACAGCGGTTTTAGTCGCAATTTCCTGATACAGTTTTATACTGTCACCAACCATGTTTTCTTCAAAAAACGGCTGATTCGATGTAAGCGTTATGATTCCGGATGTTCCGCTCGGATAAAGTACTGTCTGCTCATCATAGTTATATGTGATTATTACCCATCCGTCCGAACCGTCGCTGCCATTTAACGCTGCATCTGAATAAGCAACTCCCTTGGCACCACCTTCGCCACCATAGCCATAGCTTGTACCGTCTGAGCCGTTCTTTGCGCCACGGTCTGCCGAATAAGCCGCAGTAGCTCCGCCGCCGCCTTTAGCCGTGTATCCAAAAGCAATTGAATCGCTGCCGTCTCCGCCGGGGCTGCCATAGCCAGCTCCATAATGGACAGGACTGCCTTTGCCGCCTGCGCCAACAATTATGTCAAAAGATTCATCTTTGGTTAACTCAATCTCGAAAGTTTGCAAACCACCACGGCCACCATTACCACCCGAACTTTGCTTATCACTTGCTTTCCTGGCTACACCGCTGCCACCACCGCCACCGCCAGCAACAGTCACTGTATGCAAGCCTGTTTCTTTCGCTTTAAAAATATAATTGCCCGGAGCCGTGTATTTCTGTACCGAAGATGTATTATCAACCAATTCACCAAATGGCGGTATCTTGATATTCAATTCTTCAAAGCTCCACTCTTCGCCGTCCTTTTTCAACTGATAAATAGGTAAGTCGCCGCAGACCAGAAACATCGTATCTGCAGACTTTATAAACTTAAGCTTTTTTATGTTTGCTTCTGAAAAAGGAGCTTCAAGTTCTCTGACTTTTTCACCTTTGTATCTTACTGTTAAATAGTAATCCGTAAATTCCAACATATAGTCTGTTGTAGGCTGGCTGAATGCTATTATTCTTGCTTTATGATTCTTTGCCGTCGTACCTTTATTGGTTGTCCCCATCCGCTTATAAATGCTGCCATAAGGCTTTACCGTTCCATTTACACAATCTTTCAAGAAGGTTCTATATTTATCCATATCAAGCCGGGCCAGCACATCAGGAGAAGCTATCCCACCAGTAAAATTATTTAGCAAATCCCTATACACTACCAGCACCCCCTAAAAATCTTTGGCTCTGGCCGCAGCGTCTGCTTGCGCTCATTATTATTGCCTGCTGACGCTTTAGCATAGGCAAGCTGAAACAGCTGATACTGCGTTTCCGCACTTCCAGAAGATCCACTGACTACAGTAGAAAGCATATAGGCTAGATAACGGACTAGCGCTTCCGTGAACAGCGGCGGCCAAAACTGCGGATTGTCTATGTACCTGGTATATTCAATCTCCAAATGTTTTGCTTTAGTTGCAAATACTTGTACGAATAAATCTTCCTGCGGCGCTTTTATTTTGACGCTCATTATCTCATAACCGTTATCATTTTCAGGTTTATCCCATTCAAATACTCTGCCGTCAAGCACAACGCTCCTGACCCGTACCGCATCACTTGGATATTTGAAATAGTTCAGCTTCTCCTTTGGCAAGTAGCTCTTATCAAGAGTCTTCACATCCAGTCTGCTTATTGTTCTTCTGATCTTCGCAAAGCTCCAGTTACTCATTGCCAGCAGCTGACTTAACGCAAACGGGAACATCTTGTCACATTGCCTAGCTTCTTCTGTTCCGTCTTTCAAACCGATTATAGGCCGTACTTTCAGCTGTACCAGTGCTAAATTACATATATCAACTATCGAATACTGCATATTATTACCTCCCTCTTCCAGAAGCAGCATTTCTGCTGCCTTTGGAAGAAAGAGCGGGACTTACCCCGCTCACTCTTATTAATCTTCTTTTTTGGAAGTAGTTACTTTACTTCCAGCAATTAACCTAAAACAGTTATCCGGAAAAATATCCTTAGCCGCAAATTCGCACATATCACCCGGCTTGAAATTCTTGATCTGCCCGTTGATTCTTGCCTGACAGTATTTCGTGCATACATATTTAGACATTTAAACCAACCCCCAAAGGAGAAGCAACGCCGTAGACGATGCCTGCTGTAATCTTGCCGCTGTACTCGCCTGCTGCAGATGCAAAGATGTAACGCCCCGGAATAGTCGGAATAGGAGCGTAACCGAGCCGGCTTCCTTCTTTGACCGTAACTTTAAAAAGTTCTTTTTTATCTGTGCCCTCTGCGGTATTCCCTGCGCTGACGGTCACAGTTATGTCAGCTGTAGCCAACCCATCAAGAGATACTCCATATTGGGCATTAGGATAAATAGTATTGGAGAAAGAGGCTCCAGTATCAATAATCTTTGGCAAATCGCCTGCCGCATAATCAGCTGCGATTGCATTTGCTGCCTGTACATCATATTTCATAATCTATCACTCCTCGTATAATAAATTTCAAAGTTAAGGCCGCATAATGCGGCCTATATTAAATAACACGCGCTTCGTTCATGTGGATCTGATCTACACGACGGATAGGCATTTCATCAAAGGTCATTAGCTTGCGACCTTCGATACCTTCCAAACGCGGCTTGGCAGTGGAATAATCAAACATCGCTCCGAGCTGACGATTAGACACAATATCCTGACGCAGCTTGGTTCTCACTTTGCGATTCATATAAATCGCTGGACGGCCAGTGCTGGTATTATGCAGACGCTCAGAAGCTTCGATCATCAAGTTGATAAGTTTGCCGCTTTCAATTGTGTTGATATCAATATTACAGATACGTACTACCTGACGCAGATCTTTTACAACTAAGCCGGAAGCCCAGCTGAAAGAAGTCTTGATGCCCGGCATATAACCAGCACCTACTGCCATAGTATCGTCCTCAACAACGGCGCCCTGCTGCAGACCTGCCTTAGATCCTTTGGGATAGAAAGTATATACGCCGTTATCATAGCTCCATACCACGAACCAGATAGAAGTAAGATTAGCACTTGTACCACCTGCATCTAATACATATTCCGAAGTTTCCGGCAGGATTCCGTCAGTCTTACGGGTCAGTGTGCTATAACGTTCTGCCAGTCCCAGCATACGGTCTTTATCGTCAGCGGTACCGCCATAAATTATACTGCGGGCCATAGCCTGATTGATTGCTTCGATTTGCGGCCGGGATTGTGCCAGCAGGAACCGGTTACGCATTCCATTCAACTCGTACAGTGCCTTATCGATAACTACAGGACGGTAGAACGTCGCACTGAAATCAGTCATCGCAGCAAAGCTGCCAGGCTCCGGTTTAATTACGTCATTGTAATAGCGCAGTGCTTCACCGGGTAGAGAGGTACTGATTACTTCTTTGTTGCTATCGCCGTTGTTAGCTTCTACTACTACAGAATCTTCCAAAATCTCATTGGTCTCAGCCAAAAGATTTACGATAGCGTTTTCTTTCAGCTGCCCATCAGGGGACAGCACCGCCATCACGTCATGAATTGTTGGATTGAGTTTTTCTACTACTTCTGCCATTTAAGTCACTCCTTTTTATTTAAGTCGCCGAACATAATGTCGGCCAGACTGGGAGCCGCTTTACTAGCTCCAGTGCCACCGCTCATAAGGTTACCGTCCTCTCCTACAAGAGGATGCAGCGCCTGCATGAGCTGAATAATTTTAATATTGCCTTGAATGCCTGCCATATCGATGACCTGCTTTAAGCCGGGGATTTTACTCTCCAATGCATTCATAGTCACATTGGCCTCACTGATTGCTTTTTGGTATTCCGGCGTTACGTTATCAAACGTGGCTCCGAAATGTTTTAATGCTTCTTCGGTATTGGCAGTCATAAAATTAGCCCTCGCATTACATACATAATCGAGAGCTTTTTTTGCCATCTCCGGATCGGTGATCCCGATAGCATTCAATTCTTTTGTACACTCTGCCACAATCTCCGGCGTCGCCAAATCACCTAACCGCTCAATAATTTCAGACTTTACAAAAGTCTCATCAACTGTTTGGTCAGGCTTATCGTCCGCCTTTTCAGGTTGCTTCCCCTGTTCAGACGCAGGTTCTTGCTCCGGCTCTTTTTCAATCTCCAGTGCTGGCTCTGTTTCCTTCTGCTGTTCCTGTACAGGTTCTGCCGGCTGTTCCTCATTCATGTTATTGTTGAGGTCATTTACTTCTTCCATCTTTGTAACTCCTTTCAAAATTTGCTTCTTGTTCGCGTATCCAGGCGAAGCGTTCTCCCTCAGCTCTAAGAAGCTGCAGTACTCCATCTTCTCCCATTTTGCGTATCTCATCCGTTACCACAAGCACCGCTTTCCTTGCGCCTTCTTTTCGGTAGGTATCAGCGTTACCGGTAAAGGTAGAGGCATAATAATAATTTGATACCATAAGCTTAGTTAAAAACCATCTGCCCCGTTCATCACTGAGCAGAAACTCATAAGCTTCTTTGTCTTTTACTCTGGCCTGCGCTTTTAAAAAGTCATTACAGGCTTCCTTTTTATCCAGCTCTTTCATCTTTGCTACATTTCTTGTCGGTATCATACGCCACCCCGCAAACTGCTGAGTAAATTATCCAACGGTGCTACGCTGCCGTTGTCTGCCATCTCCTGAAGATTGGCCGCTGCCTGTGTGACATTAGGTAACGCCTGCGCTACCGCCATATCTTCCTGCATCTGTTCCTGCTGTTGGGCTGCCTTAGCCTGCTGCTGCTGAATTTCAGCGTATTCCTCGTCCGTGTAGAGTATCTCACTCTTCACGCCCAAATCATCTATCCACTTACGCAGGAACACACTTTCATTAAGCATATTCACTACGCCAGGCTTAAGTTGCGCCGTCTGGCCTATTGCTGCCAGCGCTGACTCATAATCTTGTACTCCGCTCATCCTCTGCAGTTTTGCCAGCGGTGATACATATTCGATTTCCAGCTCCATACCGTCGTATTCAGGCGGCATTTCAAAAACACCGTTTTGCGTATAAATACCATAGACCCGTTTTATATCACGGCTCAGTACCTCTGTGTTAATACGTGTAACTACCGGTGTGAGCTGCTGCATCTTCTCCTGCTGCCTCAAACTCCATTCGTAAGCTGTACGACCTGTATTATCAAACTTCTGCTGTTCAAGCATCGCAAACAGATTCGTATTATAGGCTGCGTTGATTTTATCTTCCCTTATTGCCGCCTGCTCATACACTTTGTCGAACACCGGCGCTATGTCAAACAGCGACTGGACTTTACCAAGCTGCATATCTACATCTGTTATAGCACCAGGCCTGTAATCTGTGTCAGTACCTGTAGGAACCTGCAGTGCCGGATTATAAAACAGCTCCATATTTCCTGCTGCAGCTTTAAGTAAGTCAAACATCACCCTGTTGTCGCTGTCTGCAAACCAGCCGGGACCAATGCCATAATCGCTATTAGGAATAGCAAGATAACGCATTATTGTAATCGGACAGGTTTCAAAGCCTCCTACATGGATAAATTCCTTATCGCTGCAGTCCAGCCAATAAAGCGACACATAGCGTTTTCCCTTTGGTCCTAACGCCTTATTGTCATAAGCAGGATTCTTAGTCATAAGCCAGTAGACTTTCATAAGGCGTCCGCTGTTTTTGCCGTCCTTGTACTCCTGCTGTTGCTTTTCAGGCAGCGCTTCAAGCCCAAACTTACTTACTATCTTAGATAAGCTCATTTCCTTTTTGACTGCAAAATGCGTTACTTCCTGCCACGGATCTAGTGCGTAAGCGTATGAGCCAATAGAATAATTTTCAAACACCATACCTCGCTCCGGAATAAAGAAACTCCCGCGCGGAGACTGCCCAAAAGAAAGCTCAAGATTAGCGCTGTAAATCGATGAATAGAAATTGCTGGCGTTAAGCGCTTTATTAATCGTATCCCTTTGGTCCTGCAAAATAGCTTTCAGGGTCTGGTCATCCTCTGCGAAGCGTGACTGCAGATCAAACCATTCCACAGTTTGGGGAACAGATCCGTTCGTCATACCACCGGCAAATATCTGCGCTGCTCTCCACGCTGTCCCGTCGATAATCCCTGCATCACGCTTTATCATCTTATCCCGTCCGTCCAGCTCACCTAAAAAAGGTATTTGATACTGCTGGATACGGCGCCACATTACAAGACAGTTCTGGTAATCCTTAGCGTTGAACAGTTCGTCGTGTATGCGTTTTGCTTCTTCAAGTTTCATTACATCTGTTTTCATCGCTTACACCCCGAATGTTTCGCCGCTGGTCACGCTGCCCTGTGTTGCTGCGAAGTTAAATTTCTTCTTGTTTTTGCGCTGCTGGTCAAGTGCGCTTGTCCCGTCCGTCCTGCCGCTTACATCTGTAGCCGCTGCCGCTACCTTAGGAACCTCAGTTGCAGGTGTACCAAACAACTTATTTGTTAATCCACTCATTGCCCTCACCTCCTTTTAAAGCTTTGCCAGCGGATTATAATTTCTTGCACTGCCTTGCTGCCTGCTCCTTTTCAGCAGGTCAAGCGCCGGCGTACTAACTTTCATCTCACGTCCAAACGTCAGCGCCAAGGCATCCGCTCTGTTAGGGCTAAATGGCATATCTCTTTTACGCTGGAGTTGTAATTGCCCACGGTCATTGACATATGCTTCAGGCATCATAAGCTCTGCAGCAATCTCTCTGTCCAGTTCATCTAAACAGCCACCGTTAATAAGCCATTGCTTCATCCTGTCCCACATTTCCATGCGTTTATTAGCATATTGAGTTTTACTAGCAGTGGCAGAAGAATTTACTAAGTGCCAATTACGCCCCATGTATTTACCAGCAGAATAAATGCCCTGACCGTAACCAAAATCTATGTTGACCTGCTGAGCTTTATACTTATCTTCAAACAGAGCTACCTTTTCAGCAAAAGCAAAATTATCGTCACTCTTCGGCTCTTCGTAAAGCAGCTTGCTGAGGTTCCCCTTACGCAGATAGATAACTGCTGCATCCTTACCGCCCCAAGCTGGGTCAACGCCGATAATAGCAGGTGCAAACTCTACGTCTTTGCCCGTAATGCTTCTTGACTGCGCAGCTTCTATTACATTGCGTCCAATAAACTGCAGCTCGCTCGAACTCGGCGGCTCACCCAAGATACGAACTTTAACGAAGTCGCTCTCAAGGCCGTATGTCTCAATCCACTCATTGAGCAGTTGCTTATTCGTTATCTCTACTGTCCTGCTGTCTATTTTCCGCGTATGCCAACGGTGACGCTCTTTGCCTAAACAATCCGCGAAGCGTCCTATGTTCTTAGTAGGATTGCCAAAAACCAGCCACAAAAGCTCAGTGTCCGAATCTGTCATCGCGCCCTCAGCAACTTCCCAGATAACGTCTTCTATTTCAGACGCCTCATCAAAAATAAGCAGTATTCGATTACCCTGATTATGCAAGCCTGCAAATGCTGCGGGATTACTCTTGCTCCACGGGATAGCGTCTGCGCGCCAGTTTTTATCGTGACCTTCTACTACGCTATACATAGACGTTGCAGTATATACAAACATCTCACTCGCTATATTAAGCCTGTGCCACTTGCCAAGCTCTGGCCATGTTTTAGTCCGCAGCTGCGTGTCCGTATTTGCTGTGACAACTACCCTTGTATCTGCCCGGGTATACATAGCCCATTCAATGAGCCACGCTACTACAGCGCTCTTACCAATCCCGTGTCCTGATGATATTGCATTTCGGATAAGCCTGCACGGGTCATCCCTCATACTGGTTGCAAGCTCTTCCATAAGCTCAAGCTGCCATTTTTGCGGCCATTTATTCTCCAGTTCTCCTTCTCCCCATGGATACATGGCTTTCACAAATCCCGCCGGGTCATATTCAAACTGTGCAATAAATTCGATTAATTCTTTTTCTATCATGATTTACCACCCTCAACGCGTCCCTGGGCTTTCTTAAGCACTGTTACTATATCTACTTTTCCGGAATGTTCTACTTGCTGCTGATCTTTCCACCCAAAGTTATTTTTTAAATTAAAAATGACGCCTACAACATTCTTTCCGTCAAGCAGCCTCTGTTCAAGCGATTCTTCTATTTTCGTTTTCGCTTTTTTTATAGCGTCAGAAAATTCACTTTCTTTTTCATACTGCAAAAGAGTTTCTCTTGTCATCCCCAAACCTAATGCTAACCCAGTAATAGTGTATCCAAGATTGTCTTTATCTCTGCTTTCAAAATATGCATCTATCTTTCTCTGCATTTCAGTTACGTTATCAAACTTCTTAGGTCTTCCTCTTGTCATCTCTCCTCACCACCTTTGCAAACTTTGTAAATAAAAAAGCACTCACGGATGTGAGTGCTTTTTATTAAATGATATTATTCTCTTTTTGAGCAACAAAGACACCATTTACTAAAAAATAACCGTTTAATATTTTCCCATTCATTCTTTTTATATCATCAACCATCATATTGGTAATTATGTAACATCCTTCCGCTTCATACGAAACATAGCCCCATAAAGCCCATAAAGGATTTAGGTACATTAAATTCAATTTTATATACAAAAACCAAATTAACGCAAACAATAACCCATTGACTATCAGCATACGAGAATCATCCAACGAAAAGCTAAGTATCGGTATTATATAAGTAAATACGTAACTTATAACCTCATCATTAGCTCTCTTCACACCATTGACCCTCAATTGATTGGTACCTTTACTATTGGTCAAAAAATATATACTAAAAAATGATATTAGTATAAAAGCTATCATCAATAAAAGAAAAATCAAATTTTTTATAGATATACACTCATAAAAAAACTCTGCTTTAAATTGCAATACTAACAAAAAAATATATAACGGAAAATAAGAAGATATGAACATAAGAGATCTAATTGCTATTTTTTTCATATCTCATTTCCTTTCTAAACATTAGACAATCAACTATCGTGAATAACTTGCCTTTCACAAATAATACTTCTACAATATGCATCATTTATTATTCGAAGTATGTCCATCCTCTGGGACCTATCACTATATATAATTTGAGGATTCTCCCCATCACAAATTTCAATATCCAGATCAAACATATCAATGGCCGCCCTGATATTATCAAAGTTATCAAAAACCCGACTTAAATTAGGATTTACATCTAACATTCTACTTAATGTTTTGTGATATCTTAAATCTGAAAAACAATCACTTTCGAACTGCACAAAATTGCTAATTTTATTACTCTCACCTAAAATCCTTAACGCTTCTCCAGCTCTCGTCGAAAATTCTTCTTCTAGTCTAAAAATACGCTCTAATGATATATGATTTAAAACAAATATTTGATTTTCAACACATACCAAATCAACATAACCATCTAATCCTAACGTCTGTTGTTCTATTTTATTCAATGTGTTTCCAGCAAAACAAGCCATAATTCCACTAGATGAAATTTTTCTAAATTTAGTTATCCGTCTGAAAAACCGATAGTTGAAATTATTATGCTCATCACTTACATCAAAACAATAAAATGTCAAATCATCAGGATTTACTCCAGTATCCACAGTATCAGGATTACAAAAACTCTCTAACACCTCTGCATAATTGCCAACATAATTCACAGTGCAATACTCTATTTCTCCTTCTCTACAACAATGGGTTGGATTATACTGAACTGGAGTAAGAGTAATTTTGTTCTCTAAATTATCTCTTATCAAGTTAACCAAATCGTCAGTTATCGCATTACTCACATTTGGCGCATATGTGGTATAGCCTGTCCTAGCTTTTCTTGAAAATAATAATCTTACTCGAAATCTCTCTGTATTTTGCAAATTTCTGAATACATTAGCCAATTGATTTTCATCCATAAATAATCACCATCCATTTTTAGATGGTTTTATTATACCACAAAAGCCGCTGATCCTTAACCAGATCAACGGCTTTTGTCAATTTCTACACATACATTATAACACAGGTCAATAGGGAAATTCTAGGAAATCTTTGCAATTTTGACCAAAGCCTCGCCATGCATTTGGGTAACTCTACGATAGCTATACCCCAAATCCGCAGCAATAACCTCCCAACGCTGATAATTCAGGTACCGTTTGAACAATATCAGCTGCAGCTTCTCGTCGTCAAGCATTTTTATTAGCGCTCTTGTCGCCGCTAGCGCCTCTGTAAGCATCCTAATATCGCTTTGAACAGATACTTCCACGTCAGCCATCTTCGCAACCGTACCGCCCAATTTGTCGTTACTGCTACCGCCCCCAGGCGCCAAACTGTAGACTGGAGTTATCTGTTCTGCCAAATCTTTTAGATCCTGCAGCATCTGCAAATCTGCTTCAAGCTGCTTCTGCCAGACCCATGCACTTTTTAACCTTTGCTTTATTTCATCCGTCGTAGGCATCGCATCACCCCTCTGTCCGTAAAACATCTGCAGCAACGTCTATCGCAGCACTTTCAGCTTCACTCAGCTGATGACCATGCTGCACCTGCCCTAACATACCGATCACGCTCCGGAATCGATTTTCTTTTACACAATTTACCCTGCGGCAGTAAACTTTATTCTCGCTTACTTGACGGCTCCACACGCAGCCCTTACGCTTATGTGCCACTCTAATCACGCTCCTTCAGCGCACCTATACTCTTTACATTCATCAAATCTAGCCCACTCTCTATGGTTACCATCATCATCTATAAGTGGTACATTAGCTTCGTGCCGGTCGCAGTCGGTGTTAGTACGGGGTTTATCCATAAATTTGTTACTACGTATACAGTAGGCTTTATCGTTCGTCATCGTTCGATACCTCCTGAAACCAGCTCCAACATTTAGGATTTTTTTACCTATGCTACACTTGGCAGGAATGTTTTGAGATAATTCGTTGGTAATTGGTATTATTATTGGAGCCTGATATAATGGGCAATCAGAACACGTTTCAGGTAATTTATCAACCAGTATTTTAGTCATTATTTATCTGCTCCTCCATCTTTTCGATTTCTTTTATCCACTGCGGAAGAATCTCTCCCCTATATATGTACCAATCTTCTGACCCTGTCCAATCTTCCACAAAATAACGTGCTTCTACTGGCAGTGTTTTTACGAATTCTCCCGCTGCAACCAAATTACGTAAATGTTTTCCTGGAATTATTATGCGTAGCCTATAAGCTGTTCGGCTATAATTAAGCCCATGGCTTGTTGCCCACGTCTGTTTTAATGGATCAGAATTTACTGTTAGCCACTGGCATTTTTTAATCATTCTAATTCCACGCTCTGTATATACAGGACACATTCCAAGCGTAAGCCCCTGTCGCTTAATACTGTCAACATCCATAGCCGCACAAAAATGAAATAATTCTCTGCTCCTACTCATATTCCTCAACCTCTATTTTCTCTTCCTCAATTCTCAAAACAGGTTTATCATCTACAAGAACACAGCCATTCTCGCATACAGCTACTAAATGCTTATCTTCTATTCCATTTTCTTTGGCGTACTCGTAAAGTTCTTTAATCGTCATCGAAAACACCGTCATCATCATCCAATATTATCAATATAGCTTCTGCCTGCTTTTTCGTTAACTCTGCAGAAACAACAGTTTCTTCGTCATATGATTCTTGGATATTGTAATAGCAAATTGAACCATCAAGACGATAAACCGGTATTATTTCATACATTGTTTTCACTCCTTAATCATCACATATAGCTTTACCGTCCATAATAGCCCCGCAATTATAACAATAATGCTGTTCAGTAATATCCAACCCGCCGCCAAATACATCTGTTGCGGCATATGAGTTGCAATTAGAACAGTAGTAAGCACCGCCCCCTTCCCAATGTCCGTGCTTACGTTCTTCTACAATAGGGGCTTTATCTATTAAACCTTGAAAAACGTTTAACGCATGAGCAAAACGAAAATCAGCCTTTG